TCTTCGAAAACGATGAGCGAGCCTCAGTTCGCCGGTAAGTTTTCGGAATTCCTTAAAGGTTCTGGCCCGTTATCTAAAGAACAAGCAGAGGCAAAAAGACTTGCAGCTGAAGCTGAAGTTTACGGTGCTCTTCCTGAGTACCTTAAAAACATGGCTTGGCAAAGCTCTAAGGAAGGTATGGAGGCACAGCTGGAAATGGCTCGTAAAGACGCCTTCCAGAAGGGTCAAGCTGGTTTGATGTTCTCTACTCTGGCGAATATTCCTCAGACGATTGCCAATGCGGTAAGTCCTTACGGTGGTCCAGAGGGTGCTCGCATGGCTTATGAGGGCATGAGCCGTATCCCTGGAATCTACTCAGAGACTATGCGTAGTTTCCCTCAAATTCAAGTTCCTGCAAGTAGCTATTCTCCAACTAAATATTTTTAAATAATTTAAAATGGATTTCGGTTTTGCCAATGCCGGTATGTTTTCCAACCCTACATTTGGGGTTGATACAACTGGTTTGTCGGGTCCCCAAAATCCTTTAGGTAGTAAATCAGGAGGTAAATCCATGTTTGATCCGTTATCAGCAGGTATTACAGCCGCTGGCATGGGCATCCAAGGCATCTTTGGTGCAATTGGTGCTAATAAACAAGCTAATACTCAAGCTTCAATTGCTAACGCACAGATGGCCGCTCAGGCCGATGCGATACGTAATTCTCGTGACATGGCTAAAGCCCAAATGGGCATGGGCATGTTCAATACTCTTTTTAGCGCAACAACAGGTTCTGATCTTGACTACGGTCGTCAGCTGGCAGCAAAACGAAAAGAATACAGCGAGTTCATTCCAAAAGGTTTTGGTTTAGATCGTGAACAAACTCGCTGGCAAACTGATTTTGCTTTAAGTCCTGCTGCTCGTGAATTAGCCTCTAGGCAGAGGTTAGGTAGAGTGAAGGAAGCAATTGCTCCTGGCCGAGCACAAATGACGGGCATGTTTGGTCGAATTGCCCAAGCACCTACAGAATCATTCATGGTTTAAATTATGGGCGGCGGTGGCGGTACTACAGTTCAATATCAGGCTCCTCCTCCTGATAACACATTTGCTAAATTTTTAGAATATCAACAGGCTGCAGAGGCAAGAGCGCAAGAACGCGCTGCTGCTGAACGTCGAAGGGAAGAAGAGAAAGAAGCTGCTCGTATCGCTGCCGGACAATCTGGATACGGCGTATTAAAGTCCGGTATTACATCTCAGCTTCAACAGGGTTTAATTGGCTACGAAGACGCTTCTTCTCGTCTTCGGGATTATGCTCTGAAATATGACATGACTCCTCCTGAGACGGATGTTGCGGAGTTAGGTCAGCTTTACCGAGAAGACATTCTTCCTGGTCGTCGCCAAACTGCTGTTGGCGCAGCATACGAAGAAATCCTGGGTCGCCAAGCGACAGAAGAAGAACGTTCCAAGGCCATGGAGCGTTTTCAGCAAGGTTATTACTCGTCTAATCAAGAGCTTCGGGATTCTCTTTATAAGAGTGAAGAGTATCAAGATAAATACAATCAAAGCTATCTTGATAATTACTACGACACAAAGTTTGGCAAACAAACTGTTGACGAAGCTGGCAAGAAAACAGGCGTTCGTACCTTTAAGTTTGACTCAAAATATCTGCCTAGTTATGTAGGTACTGATTTGGGTGAGCGTGCTCAGGTTCAGACTCCTGATTTCGGTGATAAGTTTGAAGGTTCTCCTGCGGAGCTGGAAGAACAGATTCAGAATATGCGTGATACCAGGCAGTATTTATACAGTGCTGGTCTGACTAATCTTCAGGGTGAGATTGATAAAGAGACTCAAAAACTCAAGAATGAAGGCTTGAAAGAAGTTACGAAGATTCAACAGGAAGGCAATCTTTACAGTGGCTTACTGCAAGGCTTCTGGAATTAACTTAAGTTTTGCATTGCTATAATTATTTTAAATTTCAAGTACTGAAATGACAAGCTCTTTACCCGAAGGTCAAGTAGGCACCGAAGGTGATTACTTTGATATCACCAAATTTGAAGAACTGCTGAATCGCCTGGAATCCTCCAAAGGCCGCCAGCAGCGCCAAAAATCCCTGGAAGGCCGTCGCGACATCTACGCGCAAGGTCTTGCCAGCATGATGTCCAACTTCTGATTTATAAACCGTGACTAGCTCTTTACCCGAAGGCCAAGTAGGCACCGAAGGTGATTATTTCGATATCACCAAATTTGAAGAGCTTCTGAATCGCCTTGAGTCCTCTAAAGGTCGTCAACAGCGCCAGAAGTCTCTGGAAGGCCGCCGTGACATTTACGCTCAGGGCCTGGCCTCAATGATGAGCAACTTCTAATTTTTCTTGTAAGATTGGTGAGCCATGACCAGTAGTGTTCCTGCCGGACAAACAGACGTTGACGATTGGTTTGATTTAGACAAATATCGTCAAGCAGCTGGCGTGGCTTACGAATTTTCCAAGAAGAAAATGGAGACTGCTGGTGAGCAAGAACGTGAAACCATCGGAAAAGGAGCTGGAGAGCAACGAGCATCAGCAGCTCAGCAGCAGGAGTTCACAGAAAAAGACGAAGCACGAGATTACAAACAAGCCCAACGAGCTTATCGATATTGAGTTATTTGATACCTGGGTGGACAACTTAGATTCTTCTACCCAGGAATCATTTAATTCATTTGCTTCTCAGAATTACTCAGTCATTGAGGTTTATCTTTACTCTCGATTCCTTGGGTATCGAGGGAGTATTACTGCGTGTGATCTTTGGGTTAATTCCAATTACAAGAAACCTGATCACCGTAAAACACTCTTGTATCAGATCGATGAGATGCAAGAAGACATTCGCAAACTCCGTGACGCAATCGAAGACGGTGTTGTGAAGCGTGATGCTGGAGTTGCTCGTATTGCCTCCATGCAAAAAGAACTCCGTGGTGCAATTGCACAGGTAGAAGAATTCACTGGCATGAAAGATCGTAAAGGTCTTTTGATGGCTGGTGCTGACCGCGCCATTCGTGAGTTGATGTTTATCTTCAAGGATGATCCAATTGAGATCCCCCTGGAAGAAGCAACAATGAGTGTATGGTCTCGCATGCAATTGGAAGAATAATACGTTTTAGAATTGTTCTATAAATATCAATAGTCAAATGGGTGCGGGTAATCCACGCAAAGCTGTAAAACTTGCCGGTAAGGGTGTTCGTCCCGGTGATGCAGTCAGTAAGCGTAAGTTTGCAAAACAGGAAGAAACAGCTCGTCCCCTCGGAGTGCCTGACATGGTTCAGCGTCAGGGGCAACAACCCGGTTACGGTCTTGTGTCTGATCCTGGAATGCTTGGCCGTGCTTCCCATGGTGCACCTGAGTTTGAACAACTCAAAGCTCAAATGCGTTCGATGGGTCAACTTCGTAACACTGGCGGTAGGATCTGATGGCTAAAGGTAAAATGCCTCCCCAGCTTCTTGAGTACTTCAAGAAAAAAGAAGCAAAGAAGGAAGATGGCTCTGAGATGAGCGACAAAGAGAAGCGTAAAGCTGCTTTAGATAAAGCTCGTAAGTATCAAGATCAAAAACGTAAATCTTCAAAGTAAGTTAGTATTCAATTGTTAACTGAATACTGATCGTGCCTTCTTATATTCACCTGGCCCACAGACGTAATGCTCGCGCTGCGTCCAAGAATTTCAAGGTTAAGGAGAATCCAAACGAGAAGCTACTCGAGAGGGCACGGGAAGACTTTGGTTATTTCTGTGATTACGTAGCTGATAAACCTCCGGCAGAACACCATAAAGCCTGGAACCGTCATTTTGTTACGGAAGAAGACAGCTCCTGCCTGTTGCGTATTGCAGGACCGAATGTCGATCTCCTGGCACCACGGGGCTCAGCTAAAAGCACGGTTCTCGGTTTGTTAACGGCATGGGCCATTGGCATTCATACCCAGGCAAAACGTCCATTACAGATTCTTTATCTGTCTTATACGGTTGACATTGCACGTTCTAAGTCCGCAACAATCAAACGTATTATTGAGAGCAAACGGTATCAAGAAGTTTTCCCTACCGTTCGCCTTTTGAAGAACGTAACCAGTAACGAGTACTGGTCAATTGATCATAAATTTGCAGGTATCGATACAACTGGTGAAGAACAATTTACCTTGTGTGCTGCGGGTCTCAAGGGCTCAGTGACATCAAAACGATCTCACCTTGTGATGATCGATGACGCTATCAAATCTGCTGCTGATATTTCCAACCCTGACATCCGTAAACAGATGCAGGAGAACTGGAACGCGGTTATCGCACCGACCATGTTCGAGGGTGGTAGAGCAATCTGTCTTGGTACTCGTTTTAGGCATGATGACATTCATGCGACAACGTTTAATGAGCAGAACAACTGGTCTCAGATTGTTCTCTCTGCCATTTACAACGATCCTGTTAGCGGTGACGAGAAGTCGTATTGGCCAGAGATGTGGTCACTTGATTATCTAAAGGAAAAGAAAAGACAGGCCCCAATTGCTTTTTCCTTCCAGTACATGAACAAGATCATTCGTCAGAATGAGCTGTCCTTGGCACCGGAATTATTGGTTAAAGCTGAGATTTCAACAGAGTTTGATGCTCTTGGAATTGGTGTTGATCTCTCAGCTGGCACCAAAGAAAAGAATGACTACACCGTAATGGTGTTAGGTGGAAGGATTGGAGATCGCATCCACATCATTGATTACAGGCGTCTCAGGGTGATGGGCAACCTCGAGAAGTTGGATGCAATGAAGGAACTACTTAATGATTGGTCTGTGATTGGTCGAGATGAAAGTGGAAATTACTTCCCAACTTATTCGACTTGTGATATCTGGTCAGAGGCCGTCCAGTACCAGGCATCCCTCGAAGCAGACTTCAAGAGGATTTGCCTGAATAACGAAGGTCTCTACAATTTGATCTGGCATCCTGTGAAGGGTTTCCGTGCAGACAAGTTGGCACGTTTCCGTGGAATTATGGGAATGTTTGAGGACAGAAAAATCATTTTCAATCGGTACCGGAACTTCACAAATCTCTTCGAGGAACTCACAAATTTCGGTGTAAGTAGCCATGATGATTGCGTCGATGCGTTGGTTTGGTTGGTAACCGGGTTGATGCGCAAAGGTAAATTACAGGTTGATTATTAGTCTTAGAATTAAAAAAATAATTTATTTAAGTTCGTGGGTCCGGAATATTTGGCAGTCATTGCAACTGCCATCGTTTCTGCATTTACAGGCGGAACATGGGTAGCCAATAAGATTCTGGACCGTCAACAAGAGCGTGTACAACAGGCTTTTGATTACATTGGTTCGCAGAAAAGAAGGATTGATCTCTTGGAAGACCAAGTAAACCGCATGCCAATTGAATACGTTTTAAAAGCAGATTTCCTCAGAGAAATCAAGGAAATGCACGATAACTTTAAGCAAATCAATAACAAGCTTGATAAGCTAATGGAAAAGCTTTTGTCGAAATGAATTACATTGTCGAAGTGCAGGAAGACGATAATGGCAATCCATTTATTACCTTACCAGATGAATTGGTGGATGAGATGGGGTGGCAAGAGGGGGATGTACTCGACTGGGACCTGAGGGGGAACGGGGTAGTTCTGACAAAGGTAAATGATTCAGCTGGATATGAAGTTTTAGAGGATTAAAATAA